GGCCCGGGGGGGGGCGGGCGCCGCGCTGGGCGGGCAGTTGACTTCGGACGCAGACATTGTAAGTCCGAAACATGACTTGGACACCTGAGCGCCGCCGTGAGTATGATCGAGACTGGTGGAAGTCTCGTAGCCCTGAGTATAGAGCACGCAAGGTACAGCGCGATAAGAGCCGCCGTGACGCAGTGATCCTAGCTATTCGAGAGTACAAGTTGGCGCATCCCTGCGCCTGTGGGGAAAGTCACCCGGCGTGTCTCGACTTCCATCATGTTTCAGATGATAAGGAGGCCACGATTGGCAACGTGGCATACAGGGGCTGGGCCCTTGCACGGGTGATGAAAGAGATCGCGAAGTGCATCGTGATCTGTGCCAACTGTCACCGCAAGTTGCATGCGGCAGAGGTGGTCGGGGTGGGAGGCTTCGATCCTCCGGCCTGACGCTTCCGAAGCGCCTGCTCTACCTGACTGAGCTACACCCCGACAAAAGAAATCTCCCCGGGCGGGAAGGCTGTTCTCACCCGGGGAGACCGTGTGTCGAGGAGACGACACGCGACTTAGTGCCTTGATACAGTTATGAAGTCAAGGCGAACTCCTTGAAACGAGTGCCGAGGCGGGCAAAGATCTGCTCGCACTGGGCGACCGTCGCACGGTTGAGGATGAAATCCTCGATACTGGTGGCGTCGAGCGACACCTGCGCAGCCATGAGCGCTGGCCTTTTGTCCTCGGCCTGCAGCACGGGGACGTGCTCGTCGTTGCCCTCGTCGGCTAAGATCTGGTCGATCTTGACTTCGGTTACAGCCTTGATCTGCTCCTGCAGGTCGTTGAGGAAAGCGATCAGGCTGGGCTTCAACATCGGGACGTCCAGCGTCTCGAAGCTTTTGCCAGCTGCAGCCTGTGTGCCGACGATCTCACCGTCGGTACGGCGGTAGAGCCTCATGACTGCGCCTCTTTGATCGCCTTGACGATCTTCTTGCCGTTAGTCTGGATGCTCTTCTGCATCGTGTTGAGGGCGGCGACACCAGCGATACTGGTCGCGCCGCCGAGGGCCTCCGCCCGGTCAGACAGCTGCAGGACGGCGTCGACGAACGCGAGCGCCATGCCTTCAGCCTTCTTGAGATTTACTTCCATCGTCATTCTCCTCTTCCGCACTGATGCGGCTAGAACCGTGGTGCGTTTAAACACCACGGCTCAGGTCGGATCAGTTGCCGTACAGCCTTTCCTCTTCGCGGTCGGCCAGTTCCATCGTGCGAGCGAGCACGGTGTCGAGATTGATGGTGTAGTCGTTGATGACGTCCGGGCCGTCGTTGCCGTAGATGAAGCGGACCCAGCCCTGCTGGATCCCGGTCTTCGGATCGACGGCGTAGAGCCAGTCCTCGTCGGTGGTGAACATGGCGTTCAGCACCTCGTTGTGATCGAGGCTGTTGACGACCGTGTCCTCCTCGCCGCCGTTGACCGTAATGCCGTAGCCAGCATCATGCAGGTCGTTGATGCACTGGGAGGCGATCTTGCGTTCGCACTCGTGGCGCAGCTTGTAACCAATTTCTGCCATTGTCTTTCTCCTCTTCCGCACTGATGCGGTCCTCGGGGCGGTAGCGTTTAAACTACCGACTGGGTGGCATCGTTGATCGAGCTGTCGGCCTCGTCAAGGGCGCTGAGCGCCTCATCGACCCAGCTGGCCGTGCGCTCGATAGCGTCGATAGCTTCCTGCGCCCGGTCGCCCTTCTCGCCCTGCTGGAAGCTCTCGGGCATGTTGTCGAGGTAGTCCTGCTCCTCGCTCTGCAGGTCTTCGAGCTGGTTGCGGATGTCGTCCAGCTGGCCGCGAGCCTTGGAGATGTCCTCCTGCAACGAGAGCAAGGCCTTGCGACGTTCGTTGTTCATGTTCATTCTCCTCTTCGGTTTTCCGCTGATGCGGCTGGAGCCGTGCGCCGTCAGCGAGACGGAGAGCGCACGGCTCGGGTCGTATCAGCTACTTCATAGACTTCTCCTGTGCCATCCTGTCGAGCTGGAGCTGCAGGTGGCCGAAGAAGTCAGTCTTCAGCAGCTCCTTGATGTGGGTCTCTTCGACCTCGACCTGCGCGGCGACAGCCGGAAAGCCGTAGGCCTTCAGTTTGCCTGCCTCGCGTTCGTAGTTGGCGAGCACCCGGCGCGCGGCCTCCTCGACCTCGGCTGCAGTGTAGCCGGTGAAGTGAGGACGCAGGCCGGGATCGATGGTGGTCGTGGTCATCGCGCGGCCCTCGCCTGCACGAGCATCTGGCGATCCATCTCGACCAGCTTCTGGTCGCTGCGGTCACCGCGCCAGTGCTTGTGGGCTCCTGCCTTGAAGGCCTTGCTGCCAAACTCGTACCGGTGCGGCACGAGTCCCAGCTCGACCTTGCGGGCGTAACCCTTCTTTTCACGTTGTGCCATTGTCATTCTCCTCTTGTCCGCTGATGCGGCTAGAGCCGTGGACAGTCAAGTCCACGGCTCAGGTCGGATCAGCTCTTGGTGGCTTCGATCACGCGACGAGCTGCTTCCTCGCGCTCAGCTTTGGAGAGGGGCCAGCCCCAGCCTTCAGCATCTGTGACATGAAGCCCTCGCAGAGCGTCGGCACCCTTCGCCAGTTTTTCAGCGTAGGTCATCACCAGCCTCCCCGCTCGGCTGCGTCTGCACAACTGTCGCACTGGTAGCCGCGCTGGACGTCGATGGGCGTCAGCATGTTCGGCCTCTCGCACGTCGGGCACGGCTGGTTGCGCGGGTTGTCCCGGGTCGCGGCGCGCAGGGCGCTGTGACCAGTGGGATCAGCGAAGCCGACGCCGTCGATCTGGTCGTCGCCGTCGTCATCGTAATCATAGTCATAGTCGTACATGTCATTCTCCTCTGGCAAAACATCCTCGCCCCGGGCACAAGGCCCGGGGTCCGGTGTTCAGTCAGCTCCAGCGCCACAAATCAGCAGGCTCGACGCCCTCGCCATGGCAGTAAGAGCAGCGGATGTAAGAGCCATCCGCATTGGTCTTCTTGCGACCGCTACCCCTACACTTGGGGCAGCGGTCAGGCTTGCTCTGGGTGCCCATGAGCGCCTCCTTCCCTTAGTCAGCGACCAGCATGCCGTCGCAGCCCACAACCGGGCACAGCATGTCGTCGTGGATGTGCACCTTGGTCGTCCGACAGGTCCAGTCGCACTCAGTGCAGACCAGCTTGAGCATGCGGGTGCCCTGCTTCTTCTTGCCGCCGAGCAGCTGGTCGTCGCCGAGCTTCGCAGCCGGGAACTTGCCCAGCTGCTTGATGATCGGGTCAGCCCATGCGTGCCACGCCGGGCCAGCGACGGTCGCCGTCATCTTGCCCGTCAGCCCGAGGCTGGTGGCCAGCCACTTGAAGAGCTTGCCGTGACCCTCGCCCTCGGGCAGCGCCGCATGGCACAGCTCGTGGGTCAGGACGTCGGCGATGCGGCTGGTGTCGCTCTGCAGCGACGGGCGGATGAATATCTCGGAGACCTTGTCACCGCTGGCCGAGGCCTGCCAGCACTCGCCGATGACGCTGGAGCGCCTGCCCTTCGAAGGAAAGCCGACGGAGCAGCGCACCTTCTTGGGCAGGGGATGCCCGGCCTTCTTGAACTCGGCCCGGGCCAGCTCGGTGAAGCGGTTGAGCCACTCCTCGCGGGTCTTGGGCTTGGTGGGTTTCAGATTAGCCATTGTCATTCTCCTCGTTGCGATATCCTCTTCGTGATATCATCGTCGGGGCGGAGGCGTTTAAACCTCCGCCCTCCCGGGATGTCACTTGCGAAGCAGGTGCTCGGCCAGCTTGCGCTGGTCCTCGTTACCGGCCTGCAGCGCGAAGACGATCAGTCCGACATCCATGTAGGGCAGGACGAAGTCCGGGTCGCGCAGGCGCTGCTTGACCAGCTGCATGTCGGCCAGCGTCAGGACGCTGCCTTCAGTCGGCGACGGGTCGTGCTTGCCGCCCTGATTGTGAGGCGGCGTGCGTTCGTCCTCCGGCAGGTCCAGCTCGGCTTCGAGCTGGCGCACCACGCGCAAGTGGTGCTCCCGACTGGCCTTGGACAGGCTCAGGTCGCCGTAGGCCCTGCGCGCGAAGGCGAGCTTCTGGTGCAGCTCGGCGGCGATGGTGGATGGGTTAGGCATGTTCATTCTCCTCGTTGTTGTCCGCTGGTGCGGTCCTCGGGGCGGGTTGTTTAAACCCGCCCTCCGGTCGGATCAGCCTACCAATTCGACGGTGGCGTTGCTCACCTTGCCGTCGTGATAGTCGATCTTGTACTCGACGCCGTCGACCAGCAGGTGGCCTGTGCGATAAGGGCGAACCCCATTGATGCGCTCAGGCACCGTCTTGCCCTGCTTGGCGAAGAGCTGGCCGATCATGGCGGCTTCGCGACGGTCGAAGGACAGGCGGCTGATATCTTCCAGCCCTTCGAAGCCCTTGATGAAAGCCGCAACCAGCGCCTTGCTCTCTTCGTCGGAGCGCATCTGGTCAATCTTGGCCTGCAGCTCCTGAGCCTTGCGGCGCAGGCCTGCAGCTGCCGCCAGATAGCGGTCGGAGCGGTTGTGCCCGATGCTGGCTGAAGCCCCGTACTCGTAGGCCTCGGCAGCAAGGTAGAGCACCTGCACAGTGGTGTCGCTCTCGTACCACATGTTATCGGCTGCTCGTGCAAGCTCAGCCCCGAGGTCTTCCCCCGCGTGAGGGGCTATCTCGGCAATGCGCTTGAGTTGAAACCTCTGTGTCATGTCATTCTCCTCGTTTTCCGCACTGATGCGGTCATCGGGGCGGGCCGAAGCCCGCCCTCCTGTCGTATCAGTCCCTGCCCTTGTAGACCCGCTCCTCGACCACGCGAACGTGGCGGAAGCCTCCGGGTCCAAGAGCCTGCTGGGCCAGTGCCCAAGCGTCCTTGCGCTCGGCACAGCGCCCGCCGTACTGCTTCCAGCGGGTGAACTCCGAGACGCGGGCGTCGTCGGTGGCCTGCACCCGGTAGCGGTGAACCAGTTTCTTCATGGCTCAGCTCCTGTAGTCTGTAGCGATCCAGTCGAAGGCGACTGCGTTGAACACCACGCTGGCCTCGTCATCCGTCAGGTCGTGGTTGGCCTTCAGGTACTCCAGCGCATTGCGCAGGTTGCCCTTCAGGTCGTCGTACGATCCGACGAACGCAGAGTGCCGGGTGACACCGTCGCGGTCTACGAAGTTGGCCTGCACGAAGCCGTCCGACGTGATGACTGCCTTGCTGGTGAAGCGAGGCAGGTCTTCGCGCAGGACGCCAAGCGCGCATGCGATGATCGCCCCGATCTGGGTGCCGCGAAGGGCAAGCGCGATCATTTCCTTCTGGTTGTCTGTCATGTCATTCTCCTCTGGCAAAACATCCTCGGCCTGCAGCCTGCCGACGTAGGCAGGGCTGCAGGCTCCGGGGTGTTGTCAGCGCGTGACGGTGAACAGCTTGCCGACGTAGCCAGCAGGCTATTGCGTCTTGCGGTAGTAGCCACTGGCGCGCTCCATGGCCTCCCATGGTATGCGGTCGTACAGCGCGCTCATTTGCGTGCCGACGCTAAAGTCGATCTGTTCCAGCAGCTTCAATGCTTCTGCCAGTTTGTCCTCTTCCGCCTTCATCTCGGCAATGCGCGCGTCGAAGGCAGCTGCGATCTTCTTGTACATGTCATTTCTCCTCGTAGTTGTGCTGAGCACATCCTCGCCCTGCAGCTGGTGTGCTGCAGGGTCCGGGGTGGTCAGTTGAGCTTCTCGATCAGCCGCAGCTCGCGGGCAATGGCCGCGTCCACGTCGTCGATCTGCTGCTGGATGCGAGCCCTGCGGCCATGGCCTGCAGTCTGGACGCGCTCGGCGACCAGCTGTTGGCGGAAGGCGCGCAGCTCGTTCAGTTCGTTGTTGCTGTACATGTCATTCTCCTCGTTGTCGTGCTGAGCACATCCTCGGGGCGCAGTGTTTAGACTGCGCCCTCTGGGGTGGTCAGTGATCACCAACCGTAGCGGCCAAGGTAATCGGCGCACTGGGTGGCAGTGTCGTCGGCGTTGCAGCCAAACTCGACCGGCAGGCCGATGGCGTCGCAGGTGCCGGGGAACTCGTCCTCCTCGGCGGCGGTCGTGGTGATGCGGTCAGGACCGCAGGCCACGCCGACGAGGCGGTGCTCGACGGCTTCGCCGCGCATGACCGGCGCGGCGAGGATCGGTGCGATCATCAAAGCGCCCAGAGCCAAGGTGGCGAGCTGTTCGGGTAGCATCTTCATGTCATTCTCCTTGCTGAACACATCCTCGCCCTGCGCCGTGAGGCGCAGGGTCCGGGGTGGTCAGAAACCTTCAGGACGTACCGGCTTGCGATGGCCTTTGACGTCTCGCTCACCGGCTGAATAGCCGTCCATGTAGTCAGTGTGCCGGAACGTGCCGGGCAGACACTCCTCGGCAGTGAGCTGCACCTCCTTACCTCTGATCGCGTCATAGTAGCCGCGACGAAAAGCCTGAGATGCTCGCTGGAGCAGGGTGGCGCTCATCATGATGTCATTCTCCTCGCTGAACACATCCTCGCCCTGCAGCCGTCGTAGGACGGGCTGCAGGGTCCGGGGTGATCAGAGGCGGCCGAAGTTGCCGAAGTCGTAGTTCTCCGGGATGTCGAGGACCGGGCCGATGATGTAGCGGCCTGCGTCGTATTCTACCATCAGCTGGGCAGGTGACAGGATTTCGTCGTGGCGCTCGGTGAGAGTACCGCAGATCATCCGGTCGAGGTCGCGGAAGTTGATGTCGCCCGTGTCGGTGACTTCCCAGAAGATGCGCTGGCCGTGGCCAGTGTAGCAGCGGCCAGTGTTGAAGCCTCCGAAGTGCTTGCGCAGGTTCATGTCGTTTTCTCCTTGCTGAACTCATTGCTGCCCCGTGGTCCGCTTGGCGATGTGCCTGCGGCTCACGGGGCAGTGGAGAATTCAGCACGACGTCTCTCTGGCTGGTCGGTCTTACCCTCGTCTCGCCTGCGTAGCAGTGGCAGTCCGCGCTGGACGTCGTCCGACGTTCGGTGCGGCCTGATGACATGCAGTCGAGGGAGGTGCCTGATCCGCCGAGGGTGATGCCCTTGGCTCTGAGGAGGTCTCGTTCCCCCTAGGAGAGGCCTCGAAGGCCGGTGTCGTCGTCGTGTTGGCGGTAGCCAATACAGAGGCGTTTAAAGGATGTCAAGTGGATGGTTGATGTGTTTCTGTGGATAACTCTGGCTGGACCAACCTCCGGGCGAAAGTGGACCAACCTCCGGGCGAAAATGGCCTAGGTCGATCCACCCTCAAGCAAATGCTTGAGATTGTTTTGCAAAAACATTGCGAGCATATTTCTTGGCGGTGGACCAACTGGACCATCGCAGGAGGGGTTGTGGACCATCCATTGTCCCAACCAAAAATGGCAGTTTTCTGCGGTGTGTCCCAACTGGACCAACCTCTTCTTCTCTATGTTAGAAGGAGAAAGCCTGTATTGTGTATTGTGCAATACGCAAAACAGTAATTTGCAGGAAGTCCTCGCGCGCGAGGAGGTCGATCCACTTGGGACAGGCAGTGACGGTAGAAGGGAAGTTGAGATGGAAAGTGATCGCAAGTTGGCTCTGGCGAAGGGCGACAAGACGTTCATTGGCAAGCCTTGCCGGAAAGACCCGGAAGGGCACGGAGATGAGAGGTATGTGAGCAGTGGGAGTTGCGTGGTCTGCTCGGCGGAGCGCGTCTACGCCGGGAGAGCGAACAAGCCGAAGAAGGCGATGATGGGTGAGGCAGAGGTGCAGGCGCTGTTACTGAGGGGAGGGCCAAACAGCAGGGAGCAGGCAGAAGCTGCCGGACTGGGCTGGTACAATGATCCCAAAGGACTGGAGGGAAGCTGTCACGCGATAATCGGGTTGAACGGGACGTGTCCGTTGTGCGGGACGGTGCAGGTCAAGGAGGAGCTTGATCTTGCGGCCAAGCTCCTCAGCTGACAGCTTGAGGGGATGGCTGGAAGACCAACGACGTACACCGAGGAGCTAGGCAAGAGGATTTGCCACGAGATAGCTGGCAGTGATCAGGGCTTGCGGAAGCTGCTGGCGGAGCATGACGATTTCCCGACGCTGCAGACCGTGCTCCAGTGGACACGGAATAATGCGCAATTCGCTGACCATTTCGCGCAGGCCAAACGGCAGCAAATAGAGGCCATGGCTGAGGACATCGTTGATCTGTCCAACGACGACAGCATCGACCCCAACGACAAGCGCATTCGCATCGACACTCGCAAGTGGCTTCTGTCGAAGCTGATCCCTCGCACCTACGGCGACAAGCTGGACGTCACCAGTGATGGGCAGGCGCTGCAGGTGCCCACGCACCAAATCGATGCTCGCGTGCAGTCCATCATCATGATGGCACAAGCTCGACGCAACGGCGCGATGCAGGAGGCCATTGAGGGCCTCGACACCAACGCATTGAAATTATTGGAATAAATCGAAGGGGGCAGGGGCCTTTTCCCATCGACTTTGGGGGCTCTCCCCCGGCTAGTGGGGCAGTAATGGCAATCCTACAAATTTCGCCGCAAAACACTTGTGTCTACAAATAAAGCTGATAGACATACGCCATGCCCAGATGGCCAGAAGAGATCCGTGGAAACTTCACCAGAGCGAAAGCCAATAGTGATGAAACTTACCAAGGAACGCCTTGCAGATATGGGCACCCGGGTATTCGGATGGTGCGATATCACGGTAAGTGCCTCGACTGCCACAGGGCCAAGAACACTTGGTATCACCGCGAAGGTTCGAAGGAGAAGCGCAACGCCTACGAGCTGCTGAACGCCCGCAACCTGCTCTACTTGGCTGCGAAGAGCCGCGCCCGGAAAAAAGGACGGGAATTTAGTATCGAGCTGGAGGACGTGCAGATACCGGAAAAGTGTCCGGTGACGCTGAAGCCGCTGATCCCGAAAACACCAGATGCTCCCTCCATAGACCGGATCGACAACACCAGAGGCTACATCAAAGGCAATGTGCAGGTGATTTCAAAGCGAGCTAACCTAGCCAAGAACTCTCTGACGATAGCAGAGCTGGAGCGTCTTTTAGGGCTGATAAGGTCCAATATGTTGAGCTAACAAGCCATAAGTAAATGCTTAATATCTTCCCGTCGCCCTGAAAAGCGAGTATCCACGCGGCATGATCCGCCTGATAATCGCTGCCAGCCTGCTGGCCGGGTGCACCAGCATCCACGTTGCCTCGCCGGTCACCGGGTCGAACATCGTCGTGGTCACCGGCGTCGGTAATCGCGCCCCTAACGAGGTTGGCAAGCCAGAACAGCCAGAACAGCCCGAGCCGAAGGCATAGAGCCGGTAAAAAGGCGCTTGTCATTAAGCTGGGCCTTGCTATAGTCGCTCCTCGTTCGAGGAGATCCAGATGAAATACAGGAAGAAGCCGGTCGAGGTTCACGCCCACTTGTGGACGGGCGAGAGCGACGCCCAGTTGCCGCCGTGGCTGCAGTCCCGCATCGCGCTGGGTCACGTCGAGCTGCTGGCGACCGGCTCCAGCCTGCCCGTCTACGCCGCGATCAAGACGCTCGAAGGCACCATGACCGCCAGCCCGGGCGACTGGATCATCAAGGGCACCAAGGGCGAGCTCTACCCGTGCAAGCCGGATGTTTTCGCGGAAGTCTACGAGCCCGTGATCGAGGAGGAGAAGGTACATGGTTGAAGACATCATCGACGAGCCCAAGGCCGAGACCCACAGCACTGGGCCGTGCTACGGCGTGCGGGGGGCGCTCAAGGTCTCGCCAGCGCTGCACGAACGGCTTATAGAGGCGGGATGGACACCACCGGAAGCCCGGTTCGAGACGGAGAGCGGAGGCGGCGTTGGCGACCCCGGGGAGCGGCGTGAAGATCGAGATAGTCGAGAGTAACGAGCTCGACCTGCCGGACCTGACACCCGACGAGAAGGCCGAGCTCGCTCACCTCCTCAGTCACGACCGCAGGATCTTCTTCCCGACCCCGGGGCCGCAGTACGCGGCGTTTACATCGACTGCCGACATCACTGGCTACGGCGGTGCCGCCGGGGGCGGCAAGACTTATCTCGTCTCCGGGCTGGCGCTGACCGAGCACAGGCGCAGCGTCATCTTCCGGCAGAACAAGAACCAGACCCGGAAGTTCGTGCAGGATTTCGGGGAGATGATCGGCAATTCCGACGGCTACAGCTCGCAGAACAGCGAGTGGAAGTATGACGGCAGGCTGATCGAGTTCGGGGGTCTGGAGGATCCCAAGGACTACGAGAAGTGGCAGGGGCGCGACCATGATCTCAAGGCGTACGACGAGGCCACCCAGATGCGGGAGTTCGATGTCCGCTATACGATGGGCTGGAATAGGTCTCCTGATCCCGGTCAGCGCTGTCGCACTCTCCTTACGTTCAATCCTCCGACAACACCGGAGGGCAGATGGGTCGTACGATTTTTCGCCCCTTGGCTTGATCCCCTACACCCCAACCCGGCCAAAGACGGCGAGATCCGCTGGTTCACGACGGTCGGCGACAATCAGGACTTCGAGGTAGCCGGGCCGGAGCCATTCGTCGTCAGGCGCATCGACGGAGTGCTGACCCCGTGCTATGACTTCGATCCCGCCGACTATGTCGATGAGGACATCATCCGGCCCAAGAGCAGGACGTTCATCACCGCTCGGGTGACGGACAACCCGTACTACATGGCGACCGGCTACATGCACCAGCTGCAGATGCTGCCGGAGCCGCTCAGGAGCCAGATGCTGAAGGGTGACTTCATGGCCGGTATCGAAGACGCGGAGAACCAGCTGATCCCGACCGCTTGGGTCGAGGCAGCGATGGAAAGGTGGAAAGATGTCACGGAAAAAGCCGATTTCAAGTGGCCGGAAATGGTCTCGATGGGAGTTGATGCTGCCAGAGGCGGTAACATGGGCGGAACTACAGGAGCTACTGGCCGCGACAAGATGGTCACCGCCTGCCGACACGACAGTCCCGCCCTACGAATTGTCGCCCCACTCCTCGTTGCCAAAGGCGTCGACGTCAACACCGGTAATCTGGCTGCGACCGAGATCCTCAAAGCCCGCAAGAATTCCGCTCCCATCCATCTCGACGTCGCCGCCATCGGCACCAGCGTCTACGACGCCCTCTGCGAGAACAACATCCACACCGTCCCCCTCAACGGCGCGGCCCAGAGTGCAGGACGAGATAAGTCCAACCTCCTCAAATTCTCCAACCGGAGGGCGGAATTCCACTGGCGAATGAGGGAGGCGCTCGATCCCGAGGCCGAGATCCCGACGGCACTGCCGCCCGACCCTGAGCTGCTGGCCGACCTGACCGCGCCGCGATATTCGGTCAAGTCGACCGGCATCGTCGTCGAGCCCAAGGTCGACATCAAGAAGCGCATCGGCAGGTCGCCGGACAAGGGCGAGGCGGTCATGTACGCCAACGTCGACACCCCCAAGCGCGACCCGTCAACCGGCATGTACACGAACCTGCCGAAGGCCATGCAAGACCGTTTAAACAGCGCGCTTAACTACGACGAGAACAGGCTGAAGGAGCTGGGATGATGGACGAAAAAGAGCTCAAAAAGCCGCTGAGGGACGGACTGGAGTACTACGATGCCACGCCTTCTATCGAGCAGTGCCTCGACATGATCTCCCGGCTCAAGGAGACCATCGAGCTGCAGGGCGGTATCAACTTCAAGCTGATCGAGGCGATCAGGGATTTGCAGCTGAGGATTGAAATTATCGAAGGAAAAGGGCACAAGCCGTCGTCATTGCTCCTGCCTCCCGGGCTGACCAACTAGGAGACCCGACGTGATAACCCTCCAGCTACTCCTGTTCCTGATCGCGATGATCCTGTTCTTGGTGTCCGCGTTCGATCACGGTGGCCGCTGGCGTGTAAACCTCCTGTCGCTTGGCTTGGCCTGCTTCGCTGGAGCCTTTCTGATCGAGCTGATCTGAGGGATGTGCACAGGCAAGCCCAAGACTCCGGAAGTCCAGCCGATACCTGATCGCAGGCCGTCGGTCCTGCCCGACGGCGGCGACCCCAGCGTGCGCTTGGCGCACAGGAACCGTCGGCGGCTGATGGCCAGCTCGATGATCTTCACCAACCAAGGCACGCTGGGAGCCCCGTCGGTGACCGCGCCGTCAATGGGCGGAGGATAAGTTGGCCAGACTGGAGTTGATCACCAAGCCGGAGCCGCCTTCGTCCTCCGGCTCCAACCTGACCAAGCGCGAACGGCTGGAAAAGCGCTTCCAGAGCGCCAAGTCGGTGCGCGATCCCTACGACAAGGACTACGAGGAAATCGAGCGCCTGTGCCTCCCGGCCCGGTCGCGTTTCATGGCTGGCACGACGCTCAAGCGCCGCGCCAACATGGCCAAGCAGGATACCGCCGGTATCATCGCCGGGCGCACCCTCGTCCACGGTATGTCAACCGGGCTCAGCTCGCCTGCCCGCCCGTGGTTCAAGCTGACCACCGGGGACCACGACCTCGACCAGTTCCAGCCGGTCAAGGAGTGGCTCTACGACACCGAGCATAAGATTTACGCGCACTTCTCCGCGACCAATTACTACGACAGCGCCAAGGTCGCCTACGGCGAGCTGGCGCACGTTGGTTTTTCGGTCACTCTCGGCATCGAGCACAAGCATTACGGCGCGGTCTACCATGCCTTCGACCACGGCGAGGTGTGGATTGCCGAGGACGACGGGCTCAGGGTGACGACCTTGTTCTACAGGCCGTCGTACACCGTCGACCAGATGGTGCGGAAGTTCCCGTGGTCGAGGCTGTCGCAGAAGGTGCGCGACGCCTACGACAGGGGTGATGTCCAGAAGCTGGTCGAGTGCATGTGCGTCATCGAGAAGAACGACGACCGCGATGCCAGCAAGCTCGACAGCTCCAACAAGCCGTGGCGCTCGACGTGGTGGGAAATCGGCCAGACCGACAAGAAGATCCTGCTCAAGGAAGGCGGCTTCGACAGCAAGCCGTTCTCGGCCCCGCGCTGGGAGACCACCGGCTCCGAAGTCTACTGCTCGTCCAGTCCGGGCTTCAACGCGCTCGCCGACCTGCGCGAGCTGGAATTCGCCTCCCGCCGCAAGGGCCGGGCCATGGACATCATGGTGCGTCCGCCGCTGTTCATTCCAGCTGGCCTGCAGCAGACCATGCTCAGCATGGACCCGGGGTCGATGAACTTCATCAACGACATGCAGGGCAAGGTCGACTACTTCAAGCCGGATCCCAACGTCGGGACGTGGATCACTAGCGAGATCGACCGCCTGACGCGGCGTGTAAACCAGCTATTCTACGCCGACCTGTGGATGGCGGTGACCGATATGGAGGGGATCCAGCCGCGCAATCAGCAGGAGCTGATGTACCGCAACGAGGAGAAGCTGACCCAGCTCGGCCCGGTCGTCGACCGTGTAAACGTCGAGAAGCTGGAGGTCGAGATCGACCGCGCCTTCAACATCCTGCTCAACCTCAACGTCCTTATGCCGCCGCCGCCGGAGCTGCGCGGCTACCCGCTGCAGATTAACTTCGTGTCGATCCTCGCGCAGGCTCAGCTGGCGACCAGCAACTCTTCCATCGAGCGCGCTGCCCAGTTCGTCGGTTACGTCTCCGGGCTCTACCCGGACGCCAAGCTGAAGTTCGACGCCGAGCAGGCCATCGATGAATTTGCCCGCAACTCGCACACTTCGCCGAAGATCATCCGGTCTGACGAGCTGGTCGCCGAGATGAAGGCGCAGATGGCGCAGGAGCAGGGCACCGAGCGCCTCATGGCGATGGCTCCGGCAGCTGCGCAGGGCGCGCAGGCTGCCGAGCTGCTGAGCCGCACGCAAGTCGGCAACGGCGGCTCGATGCTTGACCAGATGATGGGTGTCTGATGGCTGAAACCCCTAGGCTCACCAGAGCCGAGCTGGCTCGCAATGACGTCGAGAGCCTGATGCTTGATCCAAAATTTTTGAGGTTCCTCTCGACAATCCGGTTGACCGCCGGTATTGAGACTGTTGCCTACGGTCCCGAAGATCGTCACCTCCATTTCGCGGAGGGGCGCAGGAGCCTTTGGTGTGACATCCTCCGTACCGCTGAGTTAGCTCAGCCGGAAGCACTTCTGCTTATTTTGACGGAAGAGATGAAAGCAGCAAAGGAGACCACTCGTGGACGACCAAGAAAATACGACCGACTCAGAACAGATGACGACGGAGACCCCGCCGCCGAACGAGACCGAGCAAACGGACTCGACGGATACCTCGACTACAGAGAAGCCGGGGACACTGCTGACGCCTGAAGGCGGCGAGCAGACTGAGACCGAGACTGAGACCGAGACCGAGACCGAGGTTGATGCGCGTTATGGCGCTCCCGAGGGGGAGTACGAAGTCACTGGCCTTCCCGAAGGCATGACGGTCGACACCGAGAGCCTCGCACTTCTGACGCCTGTCGCCAAGAAGCTGAACCTCTCCAACGAGAGCCTTAACGAGATCACCAGCCTCTATGCCACGCAGATCCTGCCCAAGGTGACTGAGCAGCTCACTTCCGGGCTGGAGAAGGACATTGCCGCGCAGCACGCGGCATGGGCCAGCGAGAGTTTGGAGATGCTCCGCACCGAGGAAGATTTCAAAGGCCTGAAGCTGGTGGACGTCCAGCAGGTCGCGGCCAAGGCCCTCGACCGCTTCGGCGGGTCCGAGATCAGGGAATTCCTGCAGACCACCGGGCTGGGGAACCACCCGGCCTTCCTGAAGGCCTTCTACAGGATCGGCAATGCCATCAGCGAAGACACCAGTTTCGAACGCGGGGACACTGCTCCCGTGGCGAAGTCGCGGACTGAAAAATACTATGGTCCGCAAGCGTAGTTTAGACGAAGGAGCTTAAAATGGCCGTGCAAGCAAGTGGCGTAGCCACACTACTCGACGTTCTTCAGACCATGGCTCCCGACGGGAAGCAGATGGACATCGCCGAGGTTCTCACCCAGCAGAACGAGCTGCTGGAGGACATGACTTGGCGTGAAGGCAATTCCGTCTCGGGTCACCGTGACGCGGTTCGCACCTCGCTGCCGACCCCGTCTTTCCGCGCTCTTAACGAGGGCGTGCCGGTCACCAAGGCGGGCAGCACCCCGATTGAAGAGACCGCAGCGCTGCTGGAGGACTTCTCCCGCGTCGACCGCGAGCTCGCGATCATGTCGGGCGACGTCAACGCCTACCGCCTGCGGGAAGCCAAGCCGCACATCATCGGCATGGGCCACAAGATGGCCCAGACGGTGTTTTATGGTAACGCCAACATCGACCCCAAGAGCTTCACCGGCCTTGCCCCGCGCTACAACTCGACGAGCACGGCGGTGTCGGCTACGGCCACCAACGTCATCGACGCTGGCGGCACCGGCTCCAACCTGCGTTCGATCTGGCTGATCGGCTGGAGCGAAGACACCATCACCGGGATCTACCCGAAGAACACCAAGGGCGGGCTCGACCACGAAGACGCCACCAACGCCTCCGGCGAAGGGGCCCACGGGTTCCCGGCTGCCGCCGCGCTGGCCGATGCCTCCGGCAACAAATTCATGGGTTACGAGGACCACTGGATCTGGCGCTGCGGCATGATGGTCAAAGACTGGCGGTATGCTGTTCGCATCGCGAACATCGATCCGACGGCGCTGGTCATCGATTATGCCACCGGCCCGAACCTTGCCGACCTGATGGTGCAGGCTCAGGAGCTGATCGAGGACATGAACGGGGTTCGCGCCGCGTTCTACGTCCCTCGCGCGCTCCGCGCTTTCCTGCGCCGCCAGCTGCTCTCCAAGAAGAACGCCTTCCTGTCGTGGGACGAGATGGGCGGCAAGCGGGTTCTCAACTTCGGTGAGACCGTGGTGCGTCGTACCGACGCACTGAACGTCGCCGAGGCAGAGGTCGTCTAACTCCAGTATTGAAAGGGTACATCCCATGATCACCGACGCCCAAAACCGCCCCACAACGGTCTCGCAGGCCATCACTGGCACCGGCACCGTGGTTTCGACCGACAGCATCGATTTGCTGACCGCAAATAGGAACGTCGGGCGGGGCTTCCCGATGCGCGTGTTCTGCAATGTCACTGTCGCCCTTGCTGGCGGCACCAGCATTCAGGCGCAGCTCATCGAGAGTGCTAACGCCAACCTGTCTTCGCCGACCGTGCTTGCCTCCGGCCCGACCGTGGCCTTGGCCAGCGCCGTTGCCGGGGCTGAATTGCTGGATGTTCCCATCCCGGGAACAGCCAAGCGCTACCTCGGCTTGCAGTTCGTGCTGACCGGCACCTTCACTGGCTCCGGCGCAGTGCAGGGCGGTGTCGTTGCAGGTACGGACAACAACTCGTATCCGACCATGAACACCGGCCTGTAAGGAGGGCATTCTCATGACCTACATCGCTAAGACAGCTACCTTCACCAAGAAGGGCCGCTATGTCGAGCGCGGCCAAGTCATCGAAGACGACGAGATCGACTTCGAGGAAGGCAAGAGCGACGCGCATCTCATGGACGCTCCTGACGGGGTCGACGGAGCTGTCGCGGTCGAGATCTCGGCCATTGCTCCGACAGGGCCCAACCCCCAGAACCCCCAGCAGCTGCCGAATGACGCCGTGCAGACCACCGGCGGGTATGAAATGGCTGGGGCTCGGCTGGTCGGCGAGGTGACGTTGCCGGAGAAGCAGCGCATCGAGGTCGTCGGCATCGACAAGGAAGACGAGACGCAGGGCAAAGTCACCGAGGCCTTGGCCAATGCGGAGATCAACCAGCCCAACGAAGGCACCGAGGGCACAGTCGCTGACGTCGCCGCCCGCACCAGCGACATGGACGCCGCTGCACTCGACGAGCTGGAGGCCAGAGAAAAGGACCGCGAGAAGCCCCGCAAGGGCGTTCTCGATGCCATTGAGGCCCGCAGGGCTGCGCTGGCCCAAGCCTAGTCTCGGCTCCCCACTCATGTTAAGGCCGGGTGTGAAAGCGCCCGGCCTTATTTTTGAAGGTGAGCCATGATCATCGAGCGACACCCTGAGAAGCCCAAGGAGGTGGTCACCACTGCCGACGGCTTGCTCAGGCTGCAGCAGGCACTTGAGGCCAAGTCGGCAGTATTGCCGGTGGTGGACGGCTCCATTCCTCCCGTGTTCTTGCAGAACAGCGACGGCTCGTTGATATACACTCCGGTCTAGGAGAGCTTGAATGGCGTACGATGGCCTGATCACCAGCTTCCTTGGGCAAGGCACTATAGCCGCTCGCCCGGCGACGCCGAACATTACGCCGGAGGCCATCGCCGTCTACTGGGCGACCGACACCGATGCCTTGTCGATCTGGGCCGAGGGAGCGTGGAACGCCTTCACCGCGACCGTCGCCGACGACAGCATCACCAACGCCAAGTTGCGCGACAGCGTCGCGCTCTCGGTTATTGGCCGCAGCGCCAACTCGACCGGAGATCCAGCCGACATCGCTGCTGCCATCGACGGCGAGGTGCTACGTCGCTCTGGCACGACCCTCGGCTTCGGGACCATCGCCACCGGCGGCATTGCCGACGGCGCGGTGACCCTCGCCAAGCAGGCGAACATGGCAACCGCCAGCGTCGTCTATCGCAAGACGGCTGGCAGCGGAGCGCCAGAGGTCCAGACGCTGGCGACGCTGAAGACCGATCTCGGCCTGACTGGCACCAACTCTGGCGATCAGACCATCACCTTGACAGGCGATGTCACCGGCACCGGCACAGGCTCCTTCGCCACTACCATCGGCTCCAGCAAGGTCGCCACTGGCATGCTGCAGGACGGCGCGGTGACGCTGGCCAAACAGGCCAACATGGCTACGGCGAGCGTCGTCTACCGCAAGACTGCGGGCAGCGGTGCGCCAGAGGTCCAGACCCTCGCTACTCTGAAGACCGACTTGGGCCTGACCGGCACCAACAGCGGCGACCAAACCATCACGCTTACAGGGGACATTACCGGCAGTGGCACCGGCTCGTTCGCTACTACCATTGGTTCCAACAAAGTCACCGACGGCATGCTGCGCACCAGCAGCGCGCTGACGGTGATAGGCCGCGCAACCAACTCGACAGGCAATGTCGCCGACATCGCTGCTGCCAATGACGGTGAGGTGTTGCGGCGCTCCGGCACGTCGCTCGGCTTCGGCACCGTGGCGACTGCCGGGCTTGCGGACAACGCCGTGACCCTCGCCAAGATGGCGGATGTCGCTACAGCGACCATCCTTGGCCGCGTGACTGCGGCCACCGGCGACCCCGAGGCGTTGACGGGCACGCAGGCAACAACCCTGCTGGACACGTTTACATCGTCTCTCAAAGGCCTTGCGCCGTCTTCAGGCGGCGGCACCACCAATTTCCTGCGTGCCGACGGCACATGGGCAGCCCCGCCGGGTGGAGGCGGCGTCAGCGACGGCGACAAGGGCGACATCACTGTCTCCGGCAGCGGCACCGTCTGGGAAATCGAAGCCGGAGCGGTAGGCGATGCCGAGCTTCGCGATAGCGCGGCGCTATCGGTTATTGGCAATGCGACCAATGCCGCCGCCGATCCCGCCGACATTGCCGCTGGCACTGATGGCCAAGTGCTCAGGCGCTCGGGGACGACACTTGGTTTCGGCCAAGTTGCCACTGCCGGTATCACAGACAATGCCATTAGCAATGCCAAGCTAGACACTATCGCCTCTGCTCGCTTCAAAGGCCGGGTCTCTGCCTCGACCGGCAATGTCGAGGACATGACTGGTACGCAGGCCACCTCCCTGCTGGACGTCTTCACGTCTTCCTTGAATGGTCTTGCTCCATCGTCCGGGGGCGGCACCACCACTTTCCTGCGCGCTGATGGGACGTGGGCCGTGCCTGCTGGCGGCAGCGCCGACGGGCTTGGGCCGGATGGCGACAAGGGCGACATCACGGTCGGCGGCACCGGCACGACACTGACCATAGATGCCAATGCCGTCACTGACGCCAAGCTTCGTCAGTCGGCGGGGCTTTCTGTTATTGGGCGCTCTACCAACACAACTGGCGATGTCGCGGACATCGCCGCCGGTACGGACGGACACGTCCTGCGTCGTTCAGGCACCGGGCTGGCTTTCGGTACCGTCGTCTCGGCAGGCATCGCGAGCGGCGCGGTGACGCTGGCCAAAATACAGGACATCAACGGGCACAGCGTCCTTGGAAATGCTACCTCTTCAAGCGGCGGTGTAACAGCGATCAGCGCGTCGGCGAGCGACGACCTAGTCCTGCGCAGGTCGGGAACGACCATAGGTTTCGGTGCCATTAACTTGGCCAGTTCGAACGCCGTCACGGGCGATCTGGCCTTTTCCAACTTGGCGCAGGGCTCTGCGCTGTCTGTGCTTGGCGTCACTGGCAACGCCACTGCCGACGTCGCCTCGATAGCGGCGGGCACCGACAACCAAGTGCTGCGCCGGTCGGGCACGGCACTGGCCTTCGGGGCCGTCAACCTCGCCAGCAGCGACGCCGTCACCGGTGACCTGCCGTTCTCCAACATTGCCCAGATCGCCACCTCGCGGTTTGTCGGGCGCGTTACCGCTAGCACGGGCGACATCGAGGCGCTGACCGGCACGCAGGCGACGACCCTGCTCGACGCCTTCACCACCTCGCTCAAGGGCGTGGTCCCGGCGGGCAACAGCAACAAGCAGTATCTGCGTTCAGACGCGACGTGGCAGGATGATATTCGGGCCATCAATTTCGTCATCGACGGCGGCGGCTCGACGATCACCACCGGCATCAAGGGCGACATCGAGATACCTTTCGCCGGGACCATTCAGGGCTGGACGCTGTTGGCCGACCAATCAGGCTCCATCCAACTTGATCTCTGGAAAGACACCTATGCCAACTACCCGCCGGTCGTCGGTGACACCATCACTGCTTCAGACAAACCCCTTATCTCCTCGGCCACCAAGGCTCAGGATTTGGCCCCCACCGGCTGGACTACAACGGTGGCGGCTGGCGACATTATCCGGGTCAATGTCGACAGCATCACGACCTGCCAACGGGTGACACTCAGCCTCCGGATCAAGGCTGACTAATGGCTGCCGTCACGCTCTACGGCAGTGGCTCCAGCGTCACGACAACGAACAACAGCAACCACTCGGTCACCATCTCGCCAGCTGTTGACGACCTGATCGTCTGCGTCTGTTTTGCAACCGGGCAGACAGACTGGACGAATGTTACACTGACCGACGATCAGGGCGGCACCTACACGAGGCTTACCGGGGCCAGCGCTATCTTTGGTGTCTCTACGAACATGATCGCGGTCTGGGTCAGGAATAGTCTGGTATCAACCACCAGTTCGCACGTCATCACTCTCGATTTCACTACCGGCAGCGTCGGCCATTCAGGGGCCGGACTGGTCGCGCACAAGGTCACCGGCATGAGCCGGTCGGGGACTAGCGCGATCCTGCAGGCAGCTAAGGTGGACAACGGCACGAACAGCACTACGCCGACAGTGACGTTGGGCAGCGCGGCATCGACCAGCAATGCGCTGATCGGCGCGGTTGCCAATGTTTCCAACCCGGCAGCACTGACCCCGCCAAGTTCGTGGACCGAGCTTCTGGACACCGGCTTTACCTCGCCGACCTCTGGCTTGGAGACCGTGTCTCGCGATAGTGGAGAGACCGCGTCCAGCATTGCTTGGGGCAACATCTCCTCTCGCTACGGCGCGGCCATTGTTGAACTGGACATCACCTCGCCGCCAGCTGCGACGCCGCGCAGCCTAGTGATGATGTTTTAAGCCTGATCAAAAGCGTGATAGGACACGGCCATGAGCTTCAAGGAATACACATCTGACACCGCCATCGGTAACATGGCCTTGGCCATGGTGTCGGAGAGCAAGACGATCTCCTCGCTCGAAGACCCGGGGCAGAATGCCCAGAGCGTCAAGCGCTGGTACAAACCCATCGTCGCGCGGCTGCTGGAGATGCATCACTGGGGACTGGCCACCAAGCGAGCTGTGCTGGTAGAAGTGACCAACACTCGCGGCAACGAGTGGCTCTATGCTTACGCCGCGCCGGATGACATGGCCTTCCCGGTCAGCATGGCCCTGCTCAACGGCACCTCCAGCGTCAGCTACTATCGGGGGTTGTCTGGCTTGATTGCCATGGCCTACGGCAAGCCCATATTCCAGTACCATAACGGGGTGATTTTCACCAACGTGGCAGGAGAGTTGGAGTACACTTCCTTCGCCATCTCCGAGACAGACTTCACTGCCAGCTTCGTCGACATCGTGGTCCTGATGCTGGCCTCTCGCCTCGCGCTGGAGTTGCCCAAGGATTACAAGCTGTCTGAGGCCTTGGCTAAGGATGCCACTACCAAGATCAACCTCGCCATTACGACCAACCTCAACACCGGAGGACAGCGCTACGGCGGCACACCAAGCGAGAGCGAGCTTGTGCGAGAAACCACGCTCGGCTCCAGCTGGGATTACTTCCCGTTAGGGCCGAGCGCATGAGTACGCTGCCTTTCGCCAATTTTACCAAAGGTGAGCTCGCCCCGGAGCTTCAGGCGAGGATAGACACCAGCCAGTATGCCGCTGGCAGCAGGAAGGTTCGCAATTTCATTATCCAGCGATATGGAGGGCTGGCGTTCCGCCCGGGGTTTCGGCTGGTGGCAGAGGTCGACGATTTCGACAAGGTGACGCGCTACTTCCCTTTCCAGTACAACATGGAGCAGTCCTACATCATGGCGATGGAGGACGAGAACATGCGGCTCCTGACCAAAGGCGGCGTCGTGCTGGAGCAGGATCTTGAGATAGTATCGATCACCAAGGAGCTGCAGGCGGTAATCGAGGTGCCTTTCCACGAGTGGGAAGAGAGCGACCGGATCTACTTCACTGGCGTCGTTGGCATGACCGAGCTCAATGGCCAGTCCGCCGTCGTGATAGACGTCATCGATGCAGACCACGTCAGGCTCGATATAAACACCTCCGGCTACACTGACTTTATCTCGTCGGACGGCGACACGCGCTCAGGCCCCCCGGCTCCTCCGCCGACGCCGGAACCGCCTCCGCCTCCGCCGCCGCCCCCGCCCCCGCCCCCGCCGGTTACTGGGGGAGGAGGCAATGGCACCGACATTGGCGGCATTGACGACTGGACCCCGGACTATGGCGACAGGCATTTGAACTGATGGGCGCTGCACGCATGTACAAGGCGGTGACGCCGTTTCCAGACACCGAGCTGAGCAAACTGGACTATGCTCAGACAGCCGATGTCGTCTATTTCGCGCACCTCGACTACGCGCTTAGGAAAGCCACCCGCGCCGATCACACGTCATGGCTGTTCTCGACCGTCGTCTTCGGCCCTACCATTTCGCCGCCCAGCACGCCCACAGGCGACGCCAACAAACCCAACACGACAGGCTACAATGCCACCACCTACAGGTACAAGATCACCGCCATGGGCGGCGCTAACATGCAGGAGAGCAGGCCGTCGGGTGTGCTGGAGCTGGAAAACGATCTGACCCTTACCGGCAATAATAACGTGCTGACCATGGCAGCCATGCCTGCCGGGGTGGAACGCTACATCGTCTACAAGGAGATGGCCGGGGGTTTCGGTTATATCGGCGGTACCGATGGCACTCAGTTCATCGACGGCAACCCGCAGCTGCAGCCGGTCTTGAGCGACACCCCGCCAGTAGCCGAGGATCCCTTTGCCAACGGCAACAACCCCTCGACTGTGACGTTCCACGACCAGCGGTTGATGGCTGGAGGCACGCGCTCCGTGCCCAACGGCGTCTGGGGATCACATCCAGCGGACTTCGAGAACATGGACGTCTCTCGCCCCGGCAAGCCGGATGATGCCTTGTCCTTCGCGCTCGTGGCGGAGAAGGTCAACGCGGTGCACCAGCTGGTGTCGATGGAAGACTTCATGGTCTTCACCTCCAACGCCGTCTTCTCCGTCAATGGTGGCGGCGAGAACACGCCGATGACGCCGTCCGCCATCCAGCCCAAGCGCCAGAACAGCAGGGGCGGGTCGCGTTTAAACCCCATCGCTCTGGACGATATTGTCTTCTACGCCCCGGCCAAGGGCACCTCGGTGAGGACGCTCGGCTTCCAGTTCGAGATCGACGGCTACCAGAGCAACAACGTTTCCATCTTCAGCCCGCACTTCTTCAAGGGCTACGTCATCTTAGACTGGGCCTATGTCGAAGAGCCTTACGCAGCGATCTTCGCGGTCAGGAACGACGGCGTGCTGCTGTGCTTCACTTGGGAGGCCGAGCAGCAGGTCTGGGGCTGGACCATGCTGGAGACTGACGGCAAGGTCAAAGCCGTGGCGTCGATTACCGAGGACGGCTACGACCGGCTGTACGCCCTGATCGAGCGCACCATCAACGGGGTGACGCGCAAGTTCCACGAGCGCTTGGCGCTGCCGCATGTCGACGACATAGCGGTGGCCGTTCATCTCGACTGCGCGGTGACGCAGGCCTACAACCCTCCGCGCAACGAGATCAGCGGCCTGTGGCACTTGGAGGGCGCTACCGTGTCGGCCTATTACGACGGGTTCGTGGCGCACGACCTGCTGGTCGAAAACGGCAAGATCTCGCTGCCCAATGAGTACGAAGCCACCATCGCCACCGTGGGCTTGCGCTATTACGGTGAGATCGAGACGCTACCGTTGGTGCTCAACTCCCGCGAAGGGAGCATGCACGTCAACAAGCAGAATATCGCCAAGGTGGTTTTGCGAGCTGTCGATACTCGCGGCTTGAAGGCAGGGGTTACCGGGGCCGAGCTGGAAGACATCGTCGAGCGCGTCGGCGGTGAAGAGGGGTTGGCGGATGTCGCCCAGCGCGACTACGAGATCACCCCCGGCGGCAGCTGGAGAGCAAGCAACACTGTCACCATCCGGCAGGATCAACCCTTGCCTGCGCACCTCACTGGTATCTTCATCGAGCCGAGGATCGCTCCGAAATGATCGAGGTAGTACCAGCCAAGCCGCGCCACATAGGCACCCTAGCCCGGAGGATGCGGGCCATCGACGTGCTGGAGTGCCACATCATGGGGCACTCGCCCAAGGACGCCCTGCGCACTGGCCTGTTAGGGTCTAGTGTCGCGTGGGTCGTGATGATCGACGGCAGGCCGGAAGCCATGATGGGGGCCACGCCGATCAGCTTCATCGAGGGCAGGGGGCGGGCTTGGCTGCTGATGACCGACGTGGCCGAGCGCCACGCGGTGACGTTGGTGCGGCTCGGCAGGATCTACACCGAGGCCATGCATCGACATTACCCCATGCTTGAAAACTGGGTGCATGCGGACAACACAAAGGCCATCCGCTGGCTCACCCGGCTGGGCTATGCGGTCGGAGCGGTTGATGTTATCAGGGGCCACCCCATGCGGCCTTTTGTTCGCCATCGCTAGGAGTAAGGACCATCTGCGATCCCATCACAGCGTTGGCCGTCACCGCAGCTGTCGCCGTCGCGGGCGGACAAATCTATCAAGGACAGGCGGCGGCTGCTCAGGCCAAGTACGAGAGCAAGATCGCCAACCGCAATGCGGAGCTGGAAGAGCGCAAGGTGCGCGATGCCATCTCGCGCGGCGAGACCGAGCAGCGTAACCATTACAGGCGGCTGGCGCAGGCCATGGGCGAAGCCCGGGTCAAGAGCGCCGCAGCCGGGCTGGATGTCAACTTCGGCTCAGCAGCCAACCTAGAAGGTGACATCGCCCTGATCGGCTACGAGGACAGCGCGGCCATTGCCGAGAACACTCACAAGGAAATCCAAGGCTACGACATCAACGCTGCCAACTTCCGTTCCGAAAGCGCTGCTGCCAAGGCCCGGGGCAAGGCTGCCAAGACCGCCAGCTACATCAGCGCGACTGGTACTTTGCTCAGCTCGGCCAGCCAGATTGCTCAGATGAACACTGGCAAGGGGTATAACTGGTATGGAGGCCCGAAGAGCTGATGCCGACACCGCCTGAAGCATGGCGCAACACAGTCGAGGGGGGGGCGGAGTCCGCCGCGCGACATAGTCCTGGCCCCACCGGCG